GTCGTTACTCCTGGTGAATACTTGGCGAACCCTGTTTGACCAAAGCTAAGCGGAGTGCTTCCGGCAGTACCTTCCCTCGTCTTGATGATCTGCGTAGGATTCCTTCGCAAGCCCTCTGACTTAAAAAGTATTTCGGCAATGCCTCTGTCAGAAGAACGTCGCCCAACGATGAAGACTCTTTTGCGTCGCTGGGGTACTCCGAAGTATTGAGCATCAAGCACACGCCAGCCGACAGAATACCCGAGGTCGGCCATCGTCCCGATGACGACTCCAAAATCTGCTCCTTTGTTACTGGATAGCAGACCAGGTACGTTTTCGAGGATGAAGTATTCGCTTTGCGCTTCTTCCACAATTCTTGCAGCTTCCCAGAATAACCCGCTTCGTGCGCCAGCAAGACCAGCTCTTTTGCCAGCAACGCTGACGTCTTGGCAGGGAAATCCTCCTGCAATAATACCTCTGCTTGGATTAAATCCGACTCCAATTAAATCACTTCCTTTCACTGTAGTTACATCATTAAATTGTGTTGCATCAGGGAAGTGCTGAGCCAATACCTCATTGCACTTCTTATCTATCTCAACAGAGGCCACAACCCTTACACCCTGTCGTTGCATAGCAAGATCAAAGCCTCCAACACCAGCAAATAAAGATACGCCTGTTAACTTATCCATTACTGCCCTTCTAATACTTTAAGTAATTCTTCACCTAATGAATAAGGAACACGTGATCGTTCTCTTGCTCCCTTTAATCCTTGCGTACCTGTCCTAGCTCCACGAGGAGCTGCTTCGTGGCAAGGCATACCGTTCTTACACATATCACGAGGTATCCAGTTAGGCACTACTCCCCACAAATCAGTAGGTTTCATACGACCATCTCCATACTGGCAATAGGTAACTGTTGTACGAGGTAGCCCAGCTACTACTGGTAGTTTGCGAAGCATACCTCTAGGGTTCTCCATCAACCAGCCTTTAGTTGGATTCAGATCCTTAATCAGTTTAACTGTATGTGCTACTAGGTCTTGACTTACTTTGGCAGCTTCGGTTTTGGGTTCATATGCTCTTGCACCACCGCCCCAATGGTGGCCCATAGAGGCCACACTAAAGGCGGTGCAAGGTGGACTAGCCCATATAAAATCAGGCTGACCATACTTAGCAATCAAATCAATAGCGTTCAGGTTAAACACATCAACGTGTTCGGTAGCTTCAAAGAACTCATCAATCTCAAAGGTGATAACAGTATGACCTGCATCTTTGAAAGCCTGTGTAGAACTACCAGTACCTGAAAAGAAATCAAATACCAGCATCTTCTACCTCTTTCGGTTTCATAATTATAGCAGCACTTGGAAATGGTGCAGAGTTTTTACCATCACCAAACTTGAGGCGACCCTTAATGAAGCGAACCTCGTGGTGAATGCAACTATCCCACCACCAGTTGGTATCAGTACGGGCTGGCACTAAGCACACCACTGTTAAACCTTTCTTGCTTTCTTCGTTAGCTTTGGCAACCCAAGCATTGATACCCCTTCCATATGGTGGGTTTAGCCATACGGTTTTGCTTGGTGCATACTCTGACCAATCAAGGACTAAAGCATCACGCATATCAGGGTTAATGTGATCAGGGCCAAAGTATGTTTCACATAGAGCTGAATCCTCCAAGGCAGCAGCATCTAAGGTGAAGTTAAACTCAGCGTGCATTTTTGCATAGAAAGATTTAGGAGTAGTCCAGGTATCATCTACCGATGATCTAAAGGTATCTCCCTTATAGAATCCCTCACTCATCAGTACCAGCCCCTTCTATTGCTATGTTGGAGACTACGGCAGAAACTTCCTGCGTAACGGTGTTCAACGTATCTAATACCGTGCAGGATTTGGATACTAGGGTCGCTACTTCTCTCTCTAAGGAGTTGAGCAATTCCGTAAGCTGTTGATCTTGGGTTGTCTGCCAAGTGGTCAAGCCTGCTCTCACGGGTCCATAGGGTGATAGCGCATTTGACCTGACTATCGTTGTATCCGAGTGCGTTGAGGTAACTAATGATAAGTGCCTTGTTCTCACGCTTCTCCTCCATCGTTGCCTTCGTCCTCGCCTGCATCTGCGGGATCTCCAAAAGGGGGTGTCCCGTTCGCTCGGGTATGAGTACCAACACTAAGGTTAGTAAAACCGTCAATACCAATCCACTTTTTGCCCTCTTTCTCATCAAATGCCTTCTCAATCTCAAGCAGCTGCTTGTATGTGTCGGGATATAAGTGAGCAAGGCGAACCAATGCTCTGTCTCTAGCTCTTCGGTAGTTACGATCTCGTACTGCTTTTTTCTTTGCCGTAGCTGACCGGCGCATAGTGTCATCAACCATTAAGATTATCCTCCCACACTATGAGGACATATGCTATCAGCAGCACTATTATTAGACCTAATACCAGGCTCATAGACTGGCCGCCTTGATGATGTCGGTAATATCGAGAGGCTGACCTACTAGGTGAGCGTCCTCTTCATCGCTCTCCCACCCTGATACCAGCACACGAGAGCCGGTAGGGGCAAGGCTGAGCCACTGCATACAGTGTTCAGCACTATGGCCGCCCCATTCAGCTCTGCCGTCCTCATCCACTACCTCATAGAGCAGGATAAGTGGAGACTTCTTTGGGTGTATGGTGTAGATATTACTCACTCTCTTTCTCTCCCTTCTCCTGCACTTTAATCCATACGAACCCGTCTTGATGACGGGTAAGCTGACCTAATATGTCGAACCACTGCTGATCTACCTCAGCAGTTATCACTCGCCTAGTCATCAGCCTCTCCCTCTTTCACTAGCCCTAGACGATACAGGGCTGAGTTAGCCCTCTCTAGGTTCTTGATAGCACTGGCTATCTCCTCCTGCTTTAGATTTATCTCAGCTTGGTTAAGGCATAGGTTTGCCTTAGCTGCTAGATACTCTTCATTCATTACTCTCTCCCTCGCTTGTTGGATGTACTCTGCCCTTGAATTGACTTTCGATTATCTTAATTACATCTGATCCCGTAGATAGCTTCTCCCAATCCCAATCTTTAGGGTCGCCGTCATAGGTATCTATCTCTAGTGTTACTAGCCATTTATCTTTCATTTGCTTGCCTCCTCGTATTTGATACGTAGCTCATTATCTTGGTAACAGGCGTGACATAGTGGGATGTTGTCATCTATCTTGCCCTCTAACCACATTGACATCCCACACCCTTTGCACTTGTTCATTTGGTTACCTGGCTCTCATCAGACATATGATCAAGGTCGGTAAATAGATCACGCATAGCATTGTCGTAATCCTCTGCCCATTTAGGCCACTCAATGTCTTTTTCATTGGCATCTTGGAACTTCAATTCGTAGCCGCCCCAAGAATCCCACCCAAAAATAGCCTTGTAAGTGTTGCCCTCTACCTCTATCTCTATTATTCGACTCCAGCTATCTATCTCTTGCTTTAAGCATTTTACTTTCATTACGCTACCTCACTCTCTATCTTGCGTAGTACCCATAGTAAAGCCTTTTCCCAGCCCTCTAGTAAAGCTCTCTCTTGTTCATCATCACTCTCTATCTCTTCTCGCACACGATCCAATTCATCTATTACTGTATCTTTTAGCATTACTTTTACCCTTTTCTAAGGAATTGGGTCGTTCGCCCTCTCCCTCGTACCCTTACTAGGTCGTGAATCTGCGCCGACTGATCGGTGTAAGGGCTGCCATTAGGATCCTACATACGGATCCCATTAACGATGTAGCGGCCGCTAGCCAGGTGTTCAATGTCTGCAAAAATGGTCTTGAGGGTTTCGATCATTGGATCATCTGCCCCCATCTTCCTCTCCGTTTCGAGTTGGTTTGCCAAGATACTCTTTAGTTGATCCTGCGTAATAGATCTCATAGCTTCACGCACTCCTTCATTGTTCCCCAGCACCAACCCAAGAACTCGGCCTCTTCCTCTCCCACTCCCACCCACCAAAGGCTTCCCGAAAGCTTCCATAGGATCAACATTAAAAGTGCTCCAGCGGCCGCTGAGCACGCCCAACCAAGCGGAGTTAAGATCTTCATCTAGGCCACCAGCCCTTTAAGTCGCTTGTATTCTTTCGGGGTGATGTTGATGGATGGGTAACCTTCGGCTTCATTGGCCTTAAGTTTTCTCAGGACTTCGCCCCCATCGTCGTAACCTTCAGGATAAAAACCTAGAAACCGCCCATCGAGGTCATAGTGAATCCAACCGCGTCGAGGATTTCCATTTGTGTCATTTTGTGCATTGACCTTAATTAACATTTCTTAACCCTTTCAGTAACTGATGGCCTCATCAGGTGACGAATTACGCCACGACCCCCGAAGGGGTTTCGGCCTAGCGGTTGCAGGGTGGGGTGTCTTCATAAAGGCGGGCGCACTCTTTGCAGGAGTTGCCCTTCTTTGGGTTGAGTGAATTAACAAAAGCATTGGCCTCTTTTGTTAGTCCTGTAATGATTAGGGCTTCAATCTCTTTGTGGTGCTCGTCGCAAGTCCATACTCGGCCTTTGTAGTTTGTAAGTGTTGTCATTAGCGGATGTCTTTCTGTGAGTTCCAGCAAGGAATGCAAATTGCATTATAGAAATCAACACCTGCCCAATTTGGGCGAAGGGTTGCTTTGTCTGATTCTGTTAAAAGTTTTTCGGTTGTTTGGCATAGGTCGCACTTCATTATTTTGTTTCCTTTCCTAGTTGGTGGATTACTTCTTCAGTAAAGAGAGTAAGAAAAGCACGAGTGCTTTCTTCAATGTTGTCTATATAGAAATTAGGGAAGTGCTTTTCAATTACTTTGTGAAAATCTCTCATCATTGATTCGTGGATTATGTCTCTCTGTAACTGTTCCATTTGTTTAACCCTTTCAAGATCTTGCGTGGAAGTCCCACAAAGAAAGAGTAGCACGAAAAGATGGGTGAGGCTCCCCCATTTGATGGGCAATTTTGATCCAATCAGGGGTTGAGCCTGAGCTCAAAAAGCTTCCAGCGGCCGCTGAGCGTGTTTCGAGCTTTAGCCTGGTTTATGGGACAGGATCAACATTAGGGGCTAAATGATCAGTGATGGGTCGGCAGGGTCAGGGCTGGCTGGCCGGTGCTTGGGCTGCCGAGTCCAGTAGTGGATCCTCTTTTGGTTGGGGGTTGGTCGGTTGGGTTGTTTGATCATTGGGGTCGAACATCTGTTTGGTTGGGGTTGTTAAATGGGAATCGAACAAGTGTTTGGGGTTGCCCGAAGTAGAGTCAGCCCCTGCCTTTTTTCTTAAAGTTATCCACAGGCTTTATCCACAGGGCAGGTTAGGCTGTGCATAACTGGTCAGACCGCAGAAAGGCCTACCCCCCGTTGTTGAATTGTGCAGGTGTGTGCTGTATACTCCCCAACAAAATATATTTCCTAAAGTGAGATCCCATAATATAGCTCTGACCTGCGGTTATAGTAGGTGTGATGTAAGTCACATTGTAAAAACGAGAATTGATGATAATTTCCTGCCTTATATATAGTAAGGGGCTTTAATAGGAAAGGCCCTGAGCAGAGACGGTATGGCCTCTAGCGAGGCCCCTAGGCCGAGTTAACTCTTACCCCTCAGTTCGCTGTGGCTCCCTCGGGCGCTAAGCCCGAACTGCTCCAGTACTTTTAGTGGGGACAGGTCTATTTACCAGTAGGAAAATCACCCTCGACTAGTAAAGATGTAATCCGATTCCGGCCCGTCCCCCATAAGTTTTAGGAGATCACGTGGCTGAAAATAGTGCTGATATCGCCAAGAGAATTATCCTTGGCTGTGTAGCCGAAGGTATGACCATTGAAGCCGCCTGTACATCCGCCGGCAAATCAATGAAGACCTACGAGTACTATCGCAGAACTGACAAAATCTTTACAGACAAGGTTGATAGAACACGCCTTGGGCTCAAGGATAAGTCCTTTGCAGCCTCCGATGTACACGACCTGAGCTTTCCAGACTTTCGCCAGAAATACTTACACTCCCGCACTTTCCCACACCAGCAGAACCTAATAGATGTAATAGAAGGTAGAGAACCTGGTTGGCTACATCCTAGTATGAAGTTTGAAAAGGGTCTGGCTAATAACAGAATCCTTCTTAACATTCCGCCCAACCACGCCAAGTCTATGACTGTGACCATTGATTACGTCACTTGGCAGGTATGTCAGAACCCTAACTTTAGAGTACTCATCGTATCTCAAACGCAGCAGTTAGCTGCAGACTTTCTCTACGCCATCAAGCAACGCCTGACTCATCCTAACTATGAAGCACTCCAACAGGCTTACGCTGCTGGCGTAGGGTTTAACTCTAAGTCAGCCTCGTGGCAGGCTACCCGTGTCACCTTTGGTGATGAGCTACGTGAGTCATCTGAAAAGGACCCGAACATCGAAGCCGTTGGTATCGGTGGTCAGATCTACGGCAAGCGTGCCGATATGATTATCGTAGATGACGCAGTAACCTTAAAGAACGCCAACGAGTTTGAGAAGCAGATCAGATGGCTTACCCAGGACGTGCGCTCTCGTTTGAACCCTACTGGTAAATTGATTATTATTGGTACGCGAGTCTCTGCAGTAGATTTATACAAGGAACTACGCTCAGAAGATCGCTACCCTGGTGGCCTGGTCCCTTGGACCTACCTTGCGATGCCGGCTCTGCTTTCTACAGACAATGACCCCGACAAGTGGGAAACCCTCTGGCCTGCAAGTGATGCTCCCTTTGATGGTCAGATGGAATCTGATAAAGATGAGGACGGCCTCTATCCTAGATGGAATGGTCGCAACCTTTACAACGAACGCCAAGCTATGGATGCAAGCACCTGGGCTTTGGTTTATCAACAACAAGATATCTCAGATGATGCCATCTTTGACCCAGTATGTGTGCGAGGTTCTATAGATGGTATGCGTAAAGCAGGTCGTTTGGTTCCTGGTAACCCAGGCCATCCGCGTGATGTCAACGGCTTTTCTTTTATTTGTGGTCTTGATCCCGCTATGGTTGGTGATACAGCCGTCGTTTGTTACGCTGTTGATAGGGCTACACATAAA